CAAAGTCGTTGCCGACTTCTGTTGGAATATCGACAACAAGAGCCTTCAAGGTGCCTTTGACATGATCGGCTATCGTGTAGTCTTTGGTGCTCTTTTTGGTCTTCTTGAACGGCACTATCCACCCCCGTTGGTGCGCGCTGCGCGGCCTTGGCTGCGCCCCTGCGTGAATTGTCCACCCTGTGGACCCTGGCCTGTCTGCTTTGGACCTCCTGGCCCGCCATCAGCAGACGTGGGAGCCTGGTTCTCGGCTGCAAACATCGCCTGGGCGATCTTCACAAACTCGTCCACCATTTGCGGGTCATCTTCGCGGTGTGCCGAGAAGAAGCGTTTGGTGAACGTAGGAGACATGAAAGCTGACGGACCCATTACCTGCACGATGCCCAACAAATCGCGTCGTTCACTGGCTTGGTCGTGTGGTTCAAGGTCCGACAGGCTTATCTTTGTCTGGAAGTCGCCAGTGATCTGAATAGCAGAGAGGCGCTTGTCGAAAGCGATACCGCGAGGCCCCGTAATCGTCACCTGCATGTAGTCGTCCATGTTCGCCTGCATCATGTCGAGCATGATTTTGGCATGGTGCTCCAGGCATCGGGCCACCGTAGAACGCTTGTCGTTGTCGCGGGAGGTTCCGGATCTCTCGATGATAGCCGCCTGGGTCGCCGTACCACTGTCGGCAATTCCGCGCGCTTCTGGGCTATTTCCAAGGATCTCGGACATATCGTCGATGAATCGCGCCATCATGGAATAGACGCTTGAGTCGAGAGGCGCGTCCTCAAGGGCTCCGATGTCGCTGCGCTGACCCTTCTTGAACTCGATTACGGTACCGTCTTCTGGATCTGCCAGCTTCGCCTTCTCTGTCTCGTCCAGCATCCCGAACTTCGCCACGTATTTACGTTTGAAGCGCCGGAAGTGGGTTAACAGACCGGACCACATCTCGTTGTAGCCAAGCGCCAAGGGACGGGCAGCTTCAACTTCCGTGATGGGCCAGTACTCTCCCGGCACTTCATGGATCTTGCAGTCTGAATACGGCGAGGTTTCGATGTAGTCTGGGTATGGCATCTTGCCAACCAGTTTGTCGAAACCATCCACCAGATAGCGTATCTGACGCTTCTTCGTGTCCCATATTTGCGTACCATAGAGGCGCGCCAGGTTGCGATCATTCGGCGTCAGGTCGAGAGGATCTGATGGGTTGAAGGATGCGTTTGATCCTTCGAGGCGCGCGCGTGTGTTCCTCGACAGGCCGTCTTCCTGGATGAATCGAGCGGAATCAACAATCTCGTCCTTGTGCTCGAAGAACTCCACATCCATGAACTCTTCGAGGGTCCAGGACATCCGTTCTCCTATGCGTCGATGCTCCTGGAGGTCATTGGCCCCTTCCGGGTCGATTCGCATGTCCAGGAAGTGCACCCAGTCGGTGCGGAAGTAGTCTGCCGGATTACGGTTATCAACCACATATTTGCCGTTGGCGGCGCGTACCGGAGCACCCTTCGAGTCGAGCTTTGGTTGACCGCCAATAAAGTCGATCATGTCGTCCCCAGTAGTGGGGTCGGTCATTACGACGATTTCTCCATACTGCTCTTCCTTGTACTTCTCCGGGTCCATCAACGGGGCGTCTGGGGTATAGGTGGCTTTCAAGAATCCAACCCCAAGATGTGCCATCGTCAGCATCAACCGCGCATGTAGCAGCAGGTTGTTCTTGGGGCTATGAAGCACGTAATTCAGGGCATGTTCTGCGGCAAGACGCTGTTCGTCTCCTGGAAGTCCGTTGGAACGCCTGGCAAGCAATGAGAACCAGGGGTTTCGCCACATCATGTTGGCATTCTGAGACGCTATAACCGCCAGGATGCGGTTCACTACGATGCGCTTCTCAGTAGGGTCTCCATATTCCCAGTCGTCTATCTCCCAATCCCAGGAAAACCCTGGGTTCTGCTTGCCTACATAGAAGTCAACGTTGCGCTGGAACGTCTTGTAGTAGTTCTCACTCTGAGATTCAGCCATGCGGATGAACGTCTCATCTTGAACTACATCGTTCTGCTTCCTGCGCTTCGACTTCTTCTCTTTAAGTTTCAGGTTCAATATGCCGGTCCTTGAACGCCCCGACCTGGACATTTCCCCCCGCTGACGACTTCTTGCTGCCATGTTTCACCCGCCTCCAGAACTCTGTCTCGTACTCTTTGATCGCCTTGCGGAAATTCATTGCCGAACGGACGGCCATTGTGTCCATTTCGGTCTTCCATCGTTCATAGAACGGCATACAGTCGAAGCACAGGTCCAGCATTGTTGCCGTGTCCGTATGTAGCCGTACCCTTGCGAAGTGTGGTTCCGTCAGCTCCGTCACCACTCCCTTGTGGTGGCACCCGTCGCAGTAACGGCGATACATCAGGCTTCCTTCTGCGTGATCTTCGCTCTGACCCTGGTACCGCACCGCACACACATCATAAATTCTGGCACCAAGTCAGTTGCCAGCCTCTTTGACGTGCTGCACCTTCCACATCGGTACATCGTCACAAACGGATACGACTCCTTCTTCTTCTCCTGCTGTCTGTTCTTCGCGTCTTCGAGCCACTTGATTTTTCCCATTAACGCAGGTACTGCCTTTCTCTGCGTGACTTCTTCTCGATCTGATCTGCCCACCAACCCCAGGTTCCAGGCATACATTCGACCGCTTCTGGTGCCTCAAATCCGCGCGACAGCAGGATATATTTCAGCGCATCAAACTCGTCGATGTTCTTTTGAACAACGCCCTCTGGGTTGTCCTGGTTTGCAATGGCATAAGCCGTTGAATGTTGCTTCTTACGAAGATTCCGAAAGCATCGGAGCGTTTTCGCGCAATGCGAAAAAATCTTGAATTTCGGGTCGAGTTTTCTGTCCCACAGGTACCCCTGTAGCAAAGCAACGAAGGCCATATCGACGCCGGGCTCATTACGTCCCCTGTCCATATAGATACCTTCGTTTTCAAACATCTCCCCCACTGATAGAAGTCGCTCCTCGCCAACTGAAGACTGGTTTCTGCGCCAGATGCTGGGATCTCCAACGATCCCACGAACTCGATGCCAGTAGGGCTTTGCCTTGATGAGTCGTGCTTGTTCTGGCACGGACAACCCAGGCTCTGAAATCTCGTCAATCTGGTACATCTCATCGTCCGCAGCGAATGCAATCGGAATGAACGACGCATTACACGCCGTTCCGTAGTCGTACCCCGCATAGACTGCCCACTCTTCGGGTACGTTGAACGGATCACAGGCAATTTCAGATTCGAGTTCCATCCAATCCGGGAACACTTTATCGCCGGACAAGACCTCGAAGTCGATCTCCATTTCCTGTCGCCATTTGGCCCCCGCTGCCCCCCCTGGATACCCAGAGAGCTGCGATTGATACCAGCGAAACCCCGCTTCGTTCTCTGGGTCTTTCACTGGGTCCGCCGAGTAGTGCAGGTCCATCACGCGCACACGGTCTGCTGTCGTGTACTTATGGATGCCTCTAGGCAGCGGTTGGCCGTCGTACTTTCCCATTCCCTACTTCTTTTTGCCCACCGTCGCAGCCGGTGCAGCGGTTTCCGGGAAGTCCACATCGGCAGCCGATTCAATCGCCATCAGGAACTGCTCGATTGCGGTAACGTTCTGGCGTGCGCGCGTTCCATCAAAAGATGTCATGCCGCCACCAAGCCCGGCGCTGTTTGACTTCAGCATCTCGTAGGCCACCATCTGCCACATCTGTGCAACTGCGAACGCATCAGAGTTCAGTGGCTTGCCGTCTACAGAGATCATCTCTGGCGCTGCTTGCGTTGTGGTAAACAGCAAGGGGTGCACGGCAGGAAGGTCTGGGATTGGTCGGTCGATCAATCCGTCCAGGCGAGCCCGTGCGTTTTCGATGTACTGGCGCTGACGATTCATCGCGTGCTCATCGAGGCCCATCGTAGTTCCAGCCGATTGCTCGCGGGCTGTCGTCACGCACACTTCATATGAAAACTCAGCTACAGAACCGAGTTCCGTATTCTTGTACTCGAACGTTCCAAACAGATCTTCAAACGCCATGACCGATCCTTTCTGTTCCACTCATCGTCTTGCCGCAGAGTGCGGCGCTTCTATCACCACTGTCGTTTCGCGCGCAGGCCGATCCCGTATATTTTCATCCTGATCCTTACGGGAACAAGCATCGGGGTTCCATAGCTAACTTTCCATGTGGCACACAGCTTCAGTTCATCTATGCCGATTACGTTGTTTGGGATTGGAGCGTTGACTTGGAGAGTCCCGTGTGTTGATCCAATCCAGGCATGCAAGTTCAAGATGTCGTCGGCAGAGAGGGACGTGGCAGCCGTAGTAGAGAAACCGAACTTGGGCCAAAGGGCAGCGGTGTTCAAGACTACGGCGGCGCCGGTGCCGCCCGATGACACCCATCCCGAAAGGTTTTGATAAGTTTGGTATGCCACTCCAGCACCGGCAGTGGGTGGAGCAGGTTCCAGGAACGTTGCATCTGTTTCCACCGGGCCATTAGGCCCTCTTGTCTGCGGACCCACCCAAACGGGGTAGCCGGTCAGGTGAAAGGCGCTTCCGGTGAAGGCTGTTGTAGCCGTGCCCGCAACTGGCTGACTCACCGCATGGAGGCCGAAGTAATCATACTTTGAAACATCAATAGTGGAGAGTCCTGCTGGGCTATAGGTCATTGTGGTCGAAGCTGTGGTGGCAATCGTACTGCCCGGATTCTCTTTGTTTAATATCATAAAGTGGTGGTGAGCTGATGTAGCGGAGACGGCGAGAGCCTCCGTGCCGTCATTTTCCCACAAAACAAACTTGTCGATGTCGTAAGACATGCCTACGTCCTCCCGTTCTTTTTCGTAACCTGTTTATGCGCGGCCTTGCGCTTGGGTGTTTTTCGTAGCGGTAATACCTTTCTGGGTCTCTCCGGTCTATTTCGCCCGAAGGCCGAGGCCAGGCTCCGCACAATCGAACCAACAATCGGCGGGACGAGGCTGCCCAAAAATGCTTTCATTACGCTGCCGTCCTTGAACTGTCCTTTTCAACAAGGGACGCATAGTAAGTTCCTGCTGCTGCCGTCGTCACAATAACGATTCGACCGCCAGAGTTGGGATCGTCAGGCAGTGCTTTGCACATCGGCAAGGCTGCCTTGTAGCTGTCCTCAAATTTGTCTTGGAAGCATGCTTCGTCGATGATGACCAGGGAGGCGCTATAGCTGCGGAACTGGTCTGATCCTTGTGGTATACCGGCAATAACGCTGCCGTTTTCGTACCACAACTCCCCTTTTGTTGGCGTCAGGTTGTCGCTGCGCATAAAGCGCGGCATGGCACGTTCGATGAAAGAACAGCGCCCGTGCACCCATGATTTCTTGTAAACGAGGGCTGCTGCGTCGTCGGATTTTTTGGATTGGATGAGAACGCGAGTCTGGGCGTAGAAGCGTGCTTGGTGTGTGGCATATGCGGCCACCAGCCAACTGAGCATAATCTGTCGGGATTTCGATATGCAGGCGGTGTCGCCGGGCTCCTGGCTATGTATATGATCCAGCGCCCATCTCAGATAGATCTTGTCGTCGGGGAAGCATTTGCGGGGGTTGGTGCGGTCTTTTTCATCGAAGGTGCGGACAAATCCTGAGTCGAATATGTAGAACTCTGGATCTTCCTTACAGCGATCCCACAGACCCCGGATTTTGTCGTCTCTTCCGGGGCCGCTCAGGCCAAACCTTTTTTCGAGATCACTGTCGAGTTCCACGAATTCCCGTAGCTGGCCCTGTTTGCTCAGGACGCGCTGGGATTCAGTGGATCGCGTTGCCACCACCCTGCCCACCTCCACACGTCGTCACACGGCAAGGAGTGTGGGTGGAGAGGGTTAGGCTGTCAAGGCAAGCGGATTAAGCGAAAGGAATCAGAAGAGCTTCCTCTGGATCTTTTCGTTGGCGATCTTGCGTCTCTTTTTCCGTATAGTTTTTGACACAAGGTGGTCTGGCTTTTTTTCTTCGGTAGCCGCTGCGGTTTCTGCCTTGGATGGCTCACAGCGACAGGCGGTGGAGTTATAGCGGTCGGAGTGCTTAGAGCTGTGCTCCTGGCACTCCCATTTCCTGTGGCACCGCGCGCACTTGTGCCAGTGGGGCCTCATGGCAGGATCAGGCTTGATTTCGTGGGGGGCTCGATGACCTCGACGGTCTCTGGCGGGCCTTGGTCCTGGGCCTCGATCCAGCACTGCTTGCAGTAGAATTTCGTCTTCGAGCCCTGTTTCAGGGCCAGTACTGGGTCCCTGGTGGTGTCTTCTCGGCCTGGCTCTTTGGTCCTAAACGCTTCTTTTGTAAGGGCATACGTCGAAACTGTGACCGAGTAGAAAAGCACGTCCGCATGGGCAACACCCAGGTAACAGACGGTGCATTGCTGGATCTGGGAGGCTTTCAGTCCGCCTGTGGCGGCTACGTTCGCGCTCACGACATTTCCCTTCAGTGAATGGTTTGACTTTCCGGGTTCTCTGGCATGGACGCCCCCTCTGCTGCGTTGAGCGCCCTGCCCATTTCTTCGACCATTTCGTAGAGCGCATCCATCCCCACGAGAGACCAGTGCGTAAAGGCTGAGATATTGCCGCTCTGGTCCATCAGGAAGAGGGCAAAGGACTCGCTCTCCTCCAGCATCTGGATGGCCTTCTTTTTGGCCTCGACGATCTGTTCTTCTGACAGAACAGGCGTAGGGTTACTGTTCGCCACGCTTTTCCTCCGATGAGACCTGTAGCAGCCTCACGTTGCCATCGGAGCCAGTCTCTATACAGTACCCTCCAGCCGGGTCGAAATCCATTTTCCGTAGAAAGCCATGCAGTTTGCGCACGTTGATGGTTTCGTGTGCTGGAACACCCAGCTTCGCTGGGCGCATTTCGATGTAAGCGTTCCACTCCGCGTGCGTGAAGCGGATCTCCCGAACTACGCGAATTTTATCGACATGCAGGGGTCGCACTCTGTCTTCCATGTTTCCTCCAGACAAGAAAGCGGACACTACAGCAGAAACCGCTTCGCGGCAAGGTTGTTTTGCGATAGGCTTTGCCGCATGAAGAACTGGCTCAACATGGACCGGGAGATTGACGGGGCGCTGATCCAAGACATGCAGCTCTCCGACAGTTTCTGGTTGTCTCATCTCCGGGTTTATTGGCCGCCCACCGTGGAGCCGCACGATAGGTTTCCCATTCTCGTACCAAACGTCCGCACCGCAACCCTCATGGCAAACCAGCTTGAGGTAATCCTGAAGTGCATCGGAAGTTTTCATATTGTTGACTGTCTTCGTCCATCCTGGTCGCATCGCTGGTACCGTAACCCCTCGCAAGAGGACAAGCATCTGACGAAATATATTGAGTCCGGAGTCATGGCCGTAGACATCCGTCCGGAAGAGATGGTCCCTGCTCAAGCATACATGAAGATCGACAGGCTCATGGACAACAGTGAGATCACGCAGGGGGGCCTCGGCAAATACGGGAAGATCCTTCATTACGATACGCGCGGAAGACGCGCTCGGTGGTCCGCCGTAAGCCACAACGGCACTCTGGGTTGCATACAGGGCACGGGGTAGTTACTGTTCTGTGGCTGCCAGGGAAAACGCGAGCACAACAGAGGGTATTCCTCCAGTCTGCCGTCTGTGCGTCTTGCAGGGCGTCGCTCGCATCCTCCCCCCTGGCAGCTTTTACCGCTTGACGTTCGGATACTACGACATTAGAATCATTGCATGGAAACTTACTTCAAAACCGTGTCACGTGTAAGCCTTTTACACTGCAAGCACTGTGACCATCCTGAACAAGCACACGACGGCATTGGTTGTCTCATCAAACGAGGCGGAGCGGGATCGAACGATGGCCACTTCTGCATTTGTCGGCAGAAGCTCGACGACCCAACCAGTGTTGAATTTGCCGCAATGAGAATCGAGCGCAAGGCACGCGGAGACCGGGATGCGTTGCGATGAGTCTGATGGGGGAGAAATGAGCTGGGAATGTCACAGGTGCGGGGCAGTGCTCTCGGATACTACGCCGGGTTGTTGGTGCCCGCCGCCTACGAGCACAGGCACCAGCACCGAGATGGAGCCGCCAAGGCCCATCTGTGAAGCGTGCGGAGAGATAGAGGTTCTTCTGGGTGATTGGTGTGAACAGTGTGGAATCATTGAATCAAGGCGCGGCCAGAAGGCGCTGGAGTTGTTGCAGGAGTTCGATACGTGGGGCGCTGTTGAGCACGACGACATTACAGACCATGAGACAATGCTTACGGCGCTTAAATTCATTGGAGACTTTATACCTAAGGCCCGCGCACTACTGAAGGACGGTGAGCGATGAGTGACAAGCCGAGAGAGTGCAAAGAGCACGAGTATCAGTGCTACAAGTGCGGGGAAGGCTATGCGCCATTGTTGGTGCGTGACTTCCCCTGGGCAGCGAATGCGATGGAAGAAGCGAGCTTCCTGTACGGAGAGCTACGGAAGGTGCATGGCTTGCTGGTTGCGGCAAAGGGCTCGACGCTTGTGCCTCAGGACTTCGACATAGAGCATATCCGCAAGGCTCTGGAGATTTGCGGCCAGTCGTCGAAGCCGTCGCAAGGCCAGCAGGCGCTGGAGTTGTTGCCCTTACTGATAAATCTGTGTGAGGGCGGGGACGCAGCTTTCCATGTAGGCGACTGTTCAGTCGAAAATTGCCCAGTGGAAAAGGCCAAAGCCCTACTCCAGGACGGTGAGTGATGACGTGCCCGCACGAGTTCATTGACCTTGAAAACCCCAGCAGCAACCGCCGGTGCAAGCTGTGTACCTACGAGTACGACGGCTTTGTTGTTGGCATAACCCGCGCCGAGCCGAAGCTATTCGTGCTCGACGATCCGATCACGGTAGCTTCGACGGCAAAGATCCAAAAGTGGTTTGGTGACTACGAGCGCGGCCAGGCGGCGCTGGAGTTAGTGGAAGAAGCCGGAATTCACTGGGGCGAATGGGTAAAGGACTTGCCGGAAGGATTCGAGATGCCTGGGTTCCTTGAGGACTTCAGAGTCAAGGCCAAGGCCTTGCTGGAGGGGGAGAAATGAGCATTATGCCGCTTGACGGCCTTGGAATCCGAGTGCAGTGGTTGTGCCCGAATCGTGAGCGATACCGTTGGTCTATGGACAGCGGAAACTGGTGGATCGGGTGGCGCTTCGCTTGTCGATCGGATGCTGCCACATGGAATCCAACGGCGATGATCCGCATTCTCGGCTTGCGCATTGATGTCGGCTTGGCATTCTCTGATTGGCGCAGATATACGGAGGGGGAGAAATGAGCAACCCAACCCCTGAGAGCGTGAGAGAGGCGCTGGAGCATACCTATCACAGCGCGTGGTACTCCGAGACATTCCAGCGCGAGGGGATGAACGCGCAGCGCAAATACCAAGCCGACGAGATCCTGCGGGCGTTGTGGGAAGAGCGTCATAGTGAGTCTTGTGATTGTTTTGCCTGCCACCAAGCGGTTGAAAACGCCATGCGCTGCGCATCGGTGCTGTACGGGAAGGACGGTGAGTGATGAGTGATAAGCCAAAGAAACGTCGCGGCCCGCCACCGATGATCTACACGGTTATTGACTGGGACTACTACCACCCACCGCAAGCGATGGTAGACATTGCCAAAGACCGCACGGGTTCAATACTGCAAGGCTGGCGCAACAGTAGTGGTGAATTGGCCATTCTCGCGCAGTCGTGCTACATGCAGGGAATTCAAGATGCTGCGGTTGCTACGGCACCGAAGGAGGCCAGCGGTGAGTAACAAGCCAACGGTGGAGAGATCTTGCGATGGCTGTGACTCAGACGATTTCTATATCCACACATGCGGGAAAAGGCGGTCTACGGATACGACGCCCAGTGCGTCTAAG